CTAAACTTCTTTACCGATCCAGATAACCTTGCCGATAATTTCCATGTTGGTGGATTCGTCCAGTGGGATGGCCATTCTCTCGTAGGTGGGGTTGTCGGACCTCAAGATCAGTTCGCCCGGGTGTTTCTCCAAGCGCTTGATGGCTATGGTGTCCTCAATCCTCAAAACGTAGATTTTTCCGGGGTATACCTCCTTACCCTCGGACCCCTGGTTGATCAGGACGACATCTTTTTCCTCAATGGTCGGGGACATGGAGTCACCCACCACCTCCATCAGCACACAGTCCGAGGGCACGCATTTGGACCTCAACCAGGCATACTGGAAGGCATAGAAGCCCGTGATGGTGTCGTTGACCTGTAGCCCTCCCGTTCCCGCCTGGGGACGGGCCAAGACTTTGGGAACGGGGTAGTATTCGGAGTTCAGCTTTTCCAACTCCTCCGGGAGAAAGATCTTCGCGCCCAAAAATTCCACCCACCTCAGAAACTCATCCGCCTTTGGCACGCTTTCGTTCTTGAGGGCTGTGTACAACTTGGACTTGCTCGACAATTGCAAGGCTTCCGCAAGTTTAGACGCTGAGGGGTACTTTTCGGAGGCTGCCTTTCTCCTGACCCAGTCGAGAAGTTTCTCGTATGTTTGCATTCCTACCTCCGAGATCAAGATACCCTCCGGTTCTGGCTTTGTCATCTTTGTCGCGTTTTCTGGAATTTAATTGACCTGTATTCTTGTTTTCTGTAAGGTGGGGGACATGAGCATCAAGAATATCATCAATCGCTATCTGGACAAGTCCGGGGTTTCGGTCGCCGAACTCGCTGAGAAATCCGGTGTGCCTGCCTCAACGATCTACGCCCTGCGCAAAGCAGAGTCGTGTAATCTTTCGACGTGGCACAAGCTCATGGCGGTCATTGGCCCTGACGCGGCTACTCCCCTATGGAGCGGCGCGGCTGACGCTGATGACGATGCTGCTTGAGGAGCCTGAGATGTTTCGGAGGCCTCCAGTTCAAGCAAACCCACCCTGGGAGAAAGCTCTTGGTTGGAACGGTGCACGTCGTCGTTGCCAGGAACCATCCCTCATCGTTGGGGTCGGGCATGACCGCCTGGGCCAGTGCGCAGTCCAAACAGTTGCGGCTCACAGCGGCAATTCAAGCTGGATCATACAGCGGTCTATCTCGTGGTGGCGGAGTGCCTGTTTCAAGGCTTCCGCCTTCATTTTTTGAAGAGGGCCGGGCGCTGCGGAATTGTGGCGATACCAGAGAACCCGGCCCTGGTGGATGATGCGGACAGTCAACAACAGGCCCTGATCTGTTTGGCGGCAATGAACGCGGGCGTCTGCTGCGGTGTCCATGGGTACACCATGGACGAACCGCAAACGCAGGAGAAGGGACAAATGAACAAGGTTTTGCCTATTCGCAAATCGGAAATCCCGGTGAAGAGCTGGGAGGTGTTCAACGCAGCCCGAAGCATCCTGGGCCTACCAGTATTGCAGGGAAGATTCGGAAACCGCAGCACAACACAGCTCTACCGCTGGGGGCGCAACCCGGAATTTTCGTCGGACTGGGAGCGCAACCCCATCGACTGGCTGCGGGGGATGCTCACCGATCTGGCCGAGGCCGGGGAGCAGGAGTTGGCCGCTGACGTTGTGCGGATCATCGCCGAGCCCCTGGGCCTGACATTGGTGCAGCCGGGCGAAACCCAGCCGGGCCACGGAGATAACATCCACGGCCAATTCACCGAGGTTTTCAAGGCGCTCAACCTGATGCTGCAGCTCGCCGAGAACCGAGAACATCCCAATCTCATCGACCGCAACGCGGACAAGGCCGGTGACGAGATCCGGCAATTCAAGACCATCTACCGCAACCTGTTCTGCGCCGAGCAGGACGTTTGCGGTTCACGTTTTTCCAGGGCGGAGATGTCCTCCCCTGGATTTTGGATGCGATTCCTGACGGGAGGCAACGACGACCATGGGAACGACACAAGACAGACGGACAGCGACGAGGGCCCAGAGGCTGCTTGACCGCTGCATGACCACGGCCGGGAACCTTTCCGCCGTGATGCGCGCCAAGTTCTGGGAGGCTGAATGCCGCGCGGTGGACAGGGAACTGGCCCTGGCCGAGGCGAGAGCCATGAAGGCCGAGAGCCGGACCCAAAACCTGTCTAAGCGTATGGACAGGGTGGTGGCTGAGAACGGGCTACTCCACACCAGGTCCGAGCACCTGGCCGAGGAAAACAGGCGGCTGCGAAACCAGCGCATTGTGGAGATCACCCGCGAAGAGTTGGACATGCCGACCAGTGCCACGGCCTGAGACGAAATTTTGCCCGTGCGGGCGCGTGATCGTGCGCAGGCCCGACTACTCGGACGAGAGGTGGGCGCGGATCATGCACTGCTGCGGGGCCTGTTTTAGCGGACAATATCTGCAAGACAAACCGCGGAACCCCAGGCCCGGGACCACCCCGGGCACCAGGGCTCACGGGAATTAGAGAAGGCAGGAATACAGCCCGGATAGGGCGGGAAGTCAAGGATAGATGGCGAAAGCACCGGCATTTCAATTCTACGTCAAAGACTGGTTGGCAGACCCTGCCGTGCGGCTTTGCTCACACGCCACACGCGGGATCTGGATCGACTGCCTTTGCCTCATGTGGGAATCGGAAGAGCGTGGAAAACTGACCGGAACACCCGAGCAATTGGCCCGGGTTTTGTCTCTTTCGTCCCCTGATTTTGAAATGTTTTTGGTGGAAGTTGAAGACACAAACGTTGCGACCGTAACGCGGCGTAACAAAAAAATAACGCTCGTCAATCGCAGAATGGAGCGTGAAGAAAGTGTAAGAATTTCAAACGCTGAGAGGCAAAAAAAGTACCGTAACGCCAAAAATAACGGCGATAGTAACACAGAAGTAACGCCTCTTTCTTCATCTTCATCTTCATCTCCAAAGAAAACTACCTGTAGTCCTTCTTTTGAAAACGGCATTGGGAACCTGGAATTTGAGCAGTGGTTTGACGGCTACCCTGAAGGCCTGAATTTCAAAAAAGACGCCCGCCATAAAACCCTGGCCTTTGAGCAGTGGAATATTGTTTGCCGAGAACTCGGAGGTCTGACCTACCAACTCGACAGGCTCAACGAGTGGTCAGAGTCGTGGGATTGGCAGGCGGACGGCGGAAAATACATACCAACCCCGGCAAATTACATAAAAAAGCGCTACTGGCAAAGTCGCCCGACAAATACACAAAAACCAGGACCGAGCGACGACGATTTGAAGGCAAAGGCCCGTCTTTTGTGGGAGCAGATTGTTGGCTCTTGCCTCAGCTCCGCGAATAAAATGCCAACCGACGAGGTTGCACTGCGTGTTTTAACCCGGCTCGGCGGGAGGCAGAGGGTTGCTGACAACGGGGAATTTGACAACCGCATTCTCGGCAAGCGCTTTGTTGATGCCTACGTCGAGGACGGAGGTGGAGCATGAGCAGCGTTGCAATCGTTCGGGACCGCAACCCCGGGGCCACGCGCCAAGATGTTCAAAACATCGTTGCCAGGATGATGCGCAAGATTGGCGATCCGGAAGCCGGTGACCAGGAGAAGGTTAAGGAAAATTCCGATTTTTTCTATCCGAATATCCATTGTCTGACCGTCGGGCAGATTAATAGCGCTGCGAAAGTTTATTTCGATGCTGACCCGAATACCCTTCCCACAGAAATTCAAATTCTCGTGGCCTATGGCCGCAATTTTGGCCGTGGTCGCCAACGCAAAGACTATGGCGAGGTGATGGCCATGTACTGCCGTGAACTCTACAAATCTGCGGCGGTCAATGCTTGTGTGAAGCCTGAGGTTGTAGGGGGGAGGTGCTCTGATGGGTCTCCCCGGACGAATCATGGGCAAGCAGGAGATCCTGGACAAACTCCTGGCCGAACGCAGGGTGGAGAAGCAAACGCGCGCGCCGAAACTCAAGGCCGTGCCCACGAAAAAACCCCAAGCCAAGATCGAACCCAAGGCCGTCACGCCGCCCAAGGCAAAGCCGCCGAAGAGCGCGCCAAAGCCTGTTGGCAGGCCAAAGGCCCCACAGCCGAAAAAGGCCGAGCCCTCATGGCTGGTCAGATCGACCGCCAACGACTGTCTGACGGACGCGATGCGCGGGGTGCAGTGGCTGGCCGGGCGCTGCCTGCTCCTGGACATCCTGAGGACGTACAACAACCGCGCCAAGCGCCGGAATTTGCCGGAGCTGACCGAGAAACAGCTACAGGTGAGACTGCGCGCCATTGGTGCCCATATCCCCAGGCGATGCGGGACCGTCGCCGGCAGGTTCGGCCGGGTGGCCGAGCTGACGGACGAGGCCCGGACATGGATGGCCCGGGTGTGGGAGAGACGATGAGCACTGAGCAATATTTGTTCGTGTTGCATGGTCTGCGTGACCTGTGGGGAGCCTGGCACTGGCTGGGCGTTCGCCATGAAATACACCTATGGTTTCTGACTTTAGTTTGTGTCTACCTGCTTTGGAGGCTGGAAACAAAATGAAGCTCACACTCCCCTGGCCCCCCTCCGGCAATATGTACTGGCGCCACGTCGGCAAGCATGTGTTGCTCTCGGCTGCCGCCAAGAAATACCGCAGTCTGATCAAGGCCGTTCTCTGGGAACACCGGGCCCGTGGCGAGTTCCGGCCTATGCGCGACGCTCGGTTGCGGATCGTGGCCACCTATCATCCGCCCACCCGGCGCAAGTGGGATCTGGACAACCACTGGAAGCAGTTGGCCGATGCCCTGGAAAAGGGCGGAGCCTTCGACGACGACGGACAGATTGACGATCTGCGGCTGGTGCGCTCCGGGACCTGCAAGGGCGGGCGTGTGGTGGTTGAGATCGAAGAAATCATGGAGGAAGCAGCGTGAAACCAATCACTCTCCCCACCGACAGAATCAAGGTCTGTGTGCACTGCGGGCTGCCCCTGGGCGAATGCCATTGCCTGGCCGGTATGGCTGACCCGCGCACAATAGTTGTGAGCCGCAAGAAGGCCGAACTCCTGCGGCCCGGTGGCCTGACCAGGGGCGAATTGCTTTTCAACCGCCTGATGGGTGGTGCTGTGGAGGTCTCGAGAGGATGAGCCGGACCAGGCGCGACCACAGTATCGCCGAGCACCAATGGCTCGGGCTGGCGGACGAGAAGTTGGGCCGGGACAAGAAGCCCGGGAGCAAGCCCGCCGCATGGTTCAAGAGGGAACGCCGGAGAAGGAAGCGTAGGCGCGAGGCCCACGCCATGCGCTGCGGCCGAATCATCGAGAGGCGCAGGCGCAACAACGAATTTACCTGGAACTGAGGAGGCCGCATGAACATCCGCGAACAGCTTGACCACATGGTGGAGCACGGGGCCGAGACCCTGGAGATCACCGCCGAGGCGTGGGAGGCCCTGGGCCGCGATCCCCTGGCCCAAGAGTTCATCACCTACCCCAACCCCAAAGACAAGACGGACATGCGGCCGTTGTACCGCAAGCGCCGTTTGGTCATCCTCTGCGGCAAATTTGAGGCCCGGGGCACCATCAGCATCATCAGCCACATGCGGGCCGTGGACGGCATGGCCGCCCGCAACAAGGAACTGAGCGACGAGCGGGACCGGCTGCGGGCGGAGATGGACGCCTTCCGGGAAGAAAAGGAGGAGGCCGAGGCGTGGGAGAACGGGTCTGCCCAAGAGGCTTTCTTCAGATCGTTGTTTGCGGGAACACGTGGGTAAGGAGGTTGCGGTATGAGAAAGCCACGTTTCAAAAACCGGAAAAAGCAAAATAAGGCCAAGAACCAACAGTATTATGCCAGGTGCCGCGCCCTTGAGAGGTACGGCATTGAATTGACCCATGCCCTGCACGACAAGTTGGTGCAGCAGATACAGAGCGGCGAGGCCAAGTTGGTTGCGGTCCAGTCGAAGAGGGTGCGGCTGTATCGGGTGCGCTGCGGGGGCCAGAGGCCTGTAGTGGTCTACGACCGGGAGCGCGGGAACATCGTGACCTTTTTGACCGAGGAGATGGCGGCGTGAGCACCCCCAAGATCACCATCATCTCATCCCGAAAGCCTGACATCAAGAAGGCCCTGGAGTCCGGGGAAGCCTCTTTGCTCAGGGCCCTGGCCAAGGACGCAGACGAGGGGAAGATCGAGGGTGTGGCGGTCATTGCTCTTTGCGACGACGGCAGCATCGGCACCACGTATTCGGATGGATTCAAGAACAACGTGATCCTCGGGCTCGGCGGCATTGAGATGCTCCGGGCGCGGATTTACTCAGACGAATTGGAAAAATAGGGAGGCAAAGCATCATGAGACTCATCCCCATCGTCGAAATCATCCGTTTGGCAGAGGTCCCCGGCCTCGGAACCATGGGCGCGATGCGCGTCCAGAAGGTGCCCGTATGCCTGACCATGGAGCGTGAGGACCTGCTCAACGCACAGAACATGTCCAGCATCCCGGCCCAGCAATATCTCTGCAGGCGGGTCAACTCCCCCAAGTTCGGCAACACGTTCGAGGTCGTGGGCGTCCCCGGCCGCAGCGCCGTGCTCTTTCACAAGGGCAACACCCAGGAGGACAGTCACGGCTGCATCCTGCTGGGCAGCAAGTTCGCCGACAACGCCGTGGCCGAGTCCGCCCCGGCCTTCGAGAAGTTCTTGAAGCTCATGGATGGCCATGACGAGTTCCACCTGACCATCGTGGAGCACTACTAGCCATGGGCAGCGCCGCTGAGGAGAGAGGTGTGCAGCCGGGGCAGGAGACAATGCCTGTGCCTGATACGCCCATCCGAGGCTGGGATTCCATCTGGCGGCTGTGTTTCCATGTCCGCGTGGTCGAGGCCGGGCGGATCGTTGAAAAACCGCTGATCTGCAAACGCAAGCTCGCAGGCTATGCCGAGGAGCTTAAGGCCACCGGCTGCGTCAACGTCGTCCCACACGGGCGGCGTAACAACCCCACGGCGTTCGGCTGGCCGAAGCGGATTCAGGCGTGGATCCAGTTGAAGTTCGAGCGGGGAGGCTTGTGATCAGGAGGCTAGAGGCAACGCGCGTGTCTCATCAACCCATAGCGGACGCGAGAACATCCGTGGGCGGTGAACCCTCGCACAGAGGATAGCCCGCCCCGCGTCCTACACCAAACTCCAGGCCCCCATCTCCAGGGGGCTTTCTTTTTTTCTCCACCTGCAATTTGCATCGCTCTTGTTTGCAGTCCCCACCGTGCAGCGCCGTTTGCAGTCCTCACGGTGCATTTTGACGGCACCTCGCATCTATGTCTATGGCCGAGTCTGAGCACCGTGGGCGATCCTTCCCGCTCACACGCTACCGGGCCTAAGAGCCTGGAATACCTGACGTAGGCTGTGGCGGCCCACGTCAACCCTGGCGGCGGAACCTTCCCATCCTTCCCTCTGCCCCTCTGGTCAGACCTGGCCGCCCAGCCCCATCCCCGGCATCGGGGAACGCTCTTTGACCGAATCCGCGTGGCGCTTGGACCCCGAGCGCCGATAGCCCTGGCATGGCGCATGAGTCCAGGGCGAACGGATAAAAGGGCGCCTTTCCAAGGGGACTGTACCCCGAGCCGCGGGAATGCCGGGATAAGCCGCGGGATACAAGTGGATGACCCCGGACGAGCGCACGGCAGGCCCCATAATTCACGCGAGAGAGGTCAGAGAACAGCATTAACATGCCCGGCGTTTTGTTTACGGGGTTCAACTATGCGCGTGGCGGCGTTTCTCCAGCATCATCTCAACGGCCTGCACATCTACTGCAGGCTCAGGGACTGCGGAGTCGGACAGGAGGCCGCCACAAGGATATCAAGGCGCTGGGACAGTTTTACGCGCAAGGTCTTGTACTCCAGGGCCACGCGAGGAGGCAGGGAAGCCATGAAGACGCTGATCAAGTTTGCGAAATCGTTCTGCGGGGCCGCCGTGTACGCTGCCGTTACCCTGGTCCGCATCCCCATCCTTTTGCTGGCTTTAGCGGTGTTTGCCCTGGTCGGCTGCGGGCTCGGCGCCGCTTGGGGCTGGGCTGCTGCTGGTTGGGGCGCTTTGATTGGCGTGGTCGTCTGTTTCCTGGTCATGATGGCGTTCGTGGCAGAGATGCCCGGGCCGCAAGGGTAAAAGGGGGCTGAGATGATAGGCACAGCACTCGCAGCACTGGCCTCAGCCGCCGCTCCTGCCCTGGGCCGGTTGTTTGCCGGGGACCGTGGGGCAGCCATCGGCGAAGGCGTGGCCAGTATCGCCACGAGCCTGACCGGGCACAACGACCAGGACGCGGCGGCTGAGGCCCTGGCCAAGGACCCGAAGGCCCTGCTTGAGTTCAACGCCCAGGTCCTTGACCTGGCCATGCGCGAGCTTGAGGAAGACACCAAGCGCCTGCAGATCGTCAACCAGACCGTCCTGGCGGAACTGCGCCTCGGGGAGAACGCCAAGAACGGATGGGAGTTCTTCCTGGCCATCTGGAAGTCAGGTTGGCGGCCATTTTGGGGCTGGGTGTCGGGAGCTGCCTTCGGCGTTCAGATTTTCGGAAACATGCTGATTCTTGGCATGACGCTGCTTGACCCCCACGATTCAGTCCAAAGCAAGATCCCCGACCTGGCGGCCCTCAACTACAGCCTGACGGGTATTTGGCTGATGGCCATGGCCGTGCTGGGAGTGGCTGTCCACAAGCGCAGCAAGGATAAGGAGCTGACCGCCGGGATAGCCAGCGGCGGCCTGGACCTCTCCGGGGCCAAGGCCGCGCTCTCCGGGATCATGTCCACGCTCGGAGGGAAAGGGCGATGACCCCCGCAGAAGTTACCCTCATTGCTGCAGCCGTTGGTTCACCAATGCTCACAGGCGGGGTCATTCTGTTTTTCATGCGGAGGGCCTTTGGGGCAAGCGATGCAACCTTGAAGCGCGTTGAGAGGCGCATGGACTGTTTCGAGCAGAGCCAACACGCCTGCCAGTTGGCCAACGCCAAAGGCTTCGCCACCTGGGAGGCCCACAGGAAGCTCGATGACAAGGTTGACGCCCACGAGGGCAGAATTTCACGGCTGGAGGCGAAGGGATGAGCGCTATCAATGAATTTATCGCCTACATCCTCGCCATGGACATCCTCAATATTTGCGGAGTGAGCCACCCATATTTGAACACCGTCGAAGGACCAAGGGTAACGGAGGCCGACTTAAACCCGAGCGGCGAGTACCCCGAAACGATGAGGCCGTATTGATGAGCGCAAGCCCCACCCGCGAAGAGATTGACGCCAGAGTCGGGAGGCACCCGATGGAACTGGCCCTCGAAGCGCACGGGGTCACCGCGGAGTTCCTGGCCAAGCAGTTGGCTGACGAGCTGCAGGCCAAGGAGACCAAGATCGTCAAGGTCGATGGCAACGTGGACGGGCGCACCAAGCGTGGCGTTACCGTCCTCAGCAAGATCGTGCGTGGCAAGATCGTGGTGGCCACCGTCCTGGCCATCGACATGCGCAGTTGGAACACCCAGCAGAAGGCCCGCATGGATGCACACAAGCTCTGTGGGCATTACCCGGCGGAGCGGTTGGATGTGACCATGAACGAGCACGAGAAGGCCCTGGAGGATCTGGAATAGGCCATGGATGAACGCGAACGCATCATCAGGCAGCACCTGAAGGACGACCTGGGCCACTACGCCAGAAAGTGCTTGAAGATCCGCACCAAGTCGGGGCGGATTCTGCCGTTCGTTTTCAACCGGGCCCAGCGGCATCTTCACGCCCGCCTGGAGGAGCAGCGCAAGGTGCGCGGGCTCGTGCGTGCTTACGTACTCAAAGGGCGGCAACAGGGTTGTTCCACTTACGTTGGGAGTCGGTTCTTCCATCAGACCACACACCGTAAGGGTTGCAAGACCATGATCCTGGCCCATGACACTGATGCCACCGACAACCTGTTTGCCATCGTGAACCGTTTTTATGACCACTGCCCGTCTGCGGTGCGCCCGAGCACGCGCTACAGTTCCAAGAAGGAGTTGGTTTTTGGGGCTCTGGACTCGGGGTACGCGCTGCAGACTGCCGGGTCCAAGGCCGGAGGTCGCTCAGACACCATTCAGTTGTTCCATGGGTCCGAGGTGGCGTTCTGGAAGCATGCCGCCGACATCGCATCCGGCGCCATGCAGACTATTCTCGACGCCGAGGGCACCGAGGTGATCCTGGAGAGCACGGCCAACGGCATGGGCAACTTCTTCCATGTGGGCTGGCAGGAGGCTGAAGCCGGGATCAGCGACTACGAGGCCATATTCATCCCCTGGTTCTGGCAACCTGAATACCGGCTGACAGTGCCTGAAGACTTCCACCTTGATCCGGAAGAGCAGGAACTGATGTACCTGTTCGACCTAACCATCGAGCAGATAGTCTGGCGGCGCAAAAAGATCATCGACATAAAAGACCCGTTCCTGTTCAAGCAGGAATACCCCATGACCGCCGAGGAGGCGTTCCAGGTCACTGGGCAGGTATCGTTTATTACTGCCTCTATCGTGCTCAGAGCGCGCAAAGCTGATGTTCAGCCAAGCGGGCCTGTTGTCTGCGGTGTTGATCCGGCATGGTCCGAAGAAGGAGCTGACCGCACGGCGTTCATCTTTCGTCAGGGACGCAAGGCTTTCGGCCTGAAAACCTATAGTGGCAAAAACACCATGGAAGTAGCCGGCCTGTGTCGGCGTGTTTTGGAGGCCGATGCCCCGCGCGTGGACAGAATGTTCATCGATGTTGGAGGTATCGGCGCAGGGATCGTTGACAGGCTTACCGAAATGGGGTTCGGGGACCGTTTCACGGCGGTAAACTTCGGCAGTAGCGCCCTGCGTGAGGAACGCTACAAGAATAAGCGTGCAGAGATGTGGGGCGAGATGAAGGACTGGTTGAATGACGAGACGTTGCCCCACGACATCCCGGATGACAACGCCCTGCATGCCGATCTGGTTGGCCCGCAATTCACCTACGACAGTTCCAACAGGTTGGTATTGGAATCCAAGAAAGAAATGCGGGCCCGCGGGGTGCGCTCACCTGACGCCGGGGACGCCCTGGCCCTGACCTTTGCGGCTCCGGTGCGTGTTGGCACCGGGCAAACTGCCCGACCAGTAAGAACCTTCATGCCCAAGGGGAGACGATGACCACCGCAAAGCCCGTCACACCTCCGTTCAAGCGTCCGGATATTAAGCGCTTGCAGCACTGGGTCTATGAGGCCCACGCGGCGAGCGAAGACGAGCGTGCGGAGCGTTGGACCGATGCCAAGCTGGTAGACGGAGACCAGTGGAGCGACACCGATTGGCGTACCGCCCAGGACGCAGGTGTCATGCCTATCACGGTCAATCACATATTTCCCATCGTCAATTTGCTGCGCGGGCATCAGATCATCAACCGGGTGAACATCACGGCTAAGGGCGCCACCCAAAAGGATTCAGAGCTTTCAGAGATCATGACCGAGGCTCTAAAGTTCCTCATGCACCAGAACGAGGGCGACTACATCCTGAGTGAGGCGTTTGCCGACCAGGTTGGGCCTGGCTGGGGGTGCTGCTTCCTGGGCACGAGTTGGGACGACCCTCGACGTGAACCCGTCCGCATTGAGTACAGGGACTGGAAGAACATCTTCTGGGATCCGTTCGGCTCGCCCTTCCTGGATACAAGGACGTGCCGATACGTATTCGAGCACAAGTGGATGGACCTGGACAGCCTGAAGGCTCTGTTCCCAGACAAGGCTGCTGAGATCGACAACCGATATGAGGCGATGAGCAGTGACAGCGCAGGGGCGTTGACGGACTTCTCCGAGGATGAGGCCACAGAGGTTGAGGATGAAAGGCGCATGAGCTCCACCTATTGGGTGCAGTCGGACCGCAAAAGGGTTCGCCCTGTGGAAATGTGGTACGTGGTGTACGAACCAGCCACATTTGCTGTGTTTGCTGACGGCAGGGTTATGGAACTCGACCTGAAGAAAGGTAATCCCCTGGAAATCATACAGGCCGTGAAGGCCGCCCAGCGCCTTCCGCGGGCCGTTGTCCGTAAGTTGCGTGTGTGCACCTTCCTGGGTGACACCGTGCTCCAGGACGTGCCGAGTCCATGCCCCCACGATCAATACCCATTCGTTCCCTTCGTGGGCTATGTGGATCGTCTCGGGTTCCCCTACGGTATGCCGCGCCAGGTTCGCGGACAGCAGGAAGAGGTCAACCGCCGCCGCTCCATGATGCTGGCCCACCTACAGAAGCGCAGAATCATCGTTGACAAGGAAGCGGTGGAGGACACCCAGGCCGCATACGAGGAGGCTAACAAACTCGATGGCATGATCGTGTTGAAAGATGGGGGGAAGCGGTTTGAGATGGATGAGCAGATGGGGCTGTCCGAGGGGCAGTTCAAAATCATGCAGGTCAGTTCCGCCGAGATCCAGCAGATTTCAGGCGCCAACGACGAACGCCTGGGCCAGGAAAGTCGCGCCATGAGCGGGGCCGCCATGGACAGCAGGGTGCGGCGCTCTGAAACTCTGACGGCCAGCCTCTTCGACAACTACCGCCGGGCATGTCATCGCCTGGGAGAACTTGCAGTGTCGGAGGTGCAGGGCACATGGACCTACGAGAAGGTCCTGCGTATCACCGACAGCCTGACCAAGGCAGATAGGTTTGTAACCTTGAACGAGAAAATCAAGGTCGGTGAAGGGGTATTTGAGGTTCGCAACAACGTCACCCAGGGCAAGTACGACGTCGTGGTCAGCGATGCCCCCAGGACGGACACCATTCGGGAGCAGAACGCGAACCTGCTCATGGAGACTATCAAGAAGAGCCCGCCCGAGGTCATCCCGCAGCTCATGCTCCTGTGGTTCGAAATTTCCAACCTGCCCAACAAGGACGCCATCATGGCCAAGATCCGGCCAATGTTTGGCGAGGCTCCGGACGCTCAGGATATGAGCCCCGAGGAAATCAAAGCCAAAGCCATGGCAGAGATCCAGCAGCAACAGGCCAAGGCCCAGGACATAGACACTCACGAACATGCCATGCGCGCCCTGGATGTTGCAAAGCTCCAGGCCGAGATTGCAGAGATCATCTCCAGGGCCGAGAAGAACAAGTCCGACGCTGCGGCCAAGCCCGTCGAGGCCGGGGCAAAGGCCACGGACGCCGACACCAGGCGCGAGACGGCTAAGGTTGCGGCATTTAAAACAGGCGCGGAGGTTGGGTCCAAATGTCAGCCCCAGCCCACACCCCAATCCATGACGCCCCCGGCCGAAGTGAGCGAGGATCGGGACTGGAGGAGGATGTACTTGTGACCAGAGCTGAGGAGGCAGCCTTTGAGAAGAAGGCGGAGCAGCACTTCAAGGGATATCGCCCTGTGCCAGACGGACGCAACTTCCGCTTCTGGAAAAGTGAAACAGGGCAGGAACGTGAGAATTTTCGCAACGGCTTCGACCGTATCCAGTGGGACAAACCGCACGAGGCGCGAGTATGAGCCGTGATCCGAGAGTCAGCCTGATGATCAAGGCGCTGATCCGCAGCTTGAAGATGCTGCTCAGTTTGTTGGAGAAAATTGATAAAGGGGAAGAGGTCAACCCCTAACCCAGGAAAAAAAGAACGACATCCGTGACTGCGCCAGAGAGCCCCGTCACAGGATGACACCGACCGCGCACCAGCCCCGTCGGACGCAAAAGGATTGAATCCTCTGCGTCTGGCGGGGCTTTTGTTTTGACGCCATCGGCGGGCGACACCGCCGAGCAAATAACTACGGCACCCCCGGAGCCGTAATCCACCGGGGACTCGTCCAGGTCAAGGACGAAAAAGGAGACCAGACATGAGCGTGGAAGAACAGAAGATCGAAGCGACACAGGCAGACGCAGGCGGCGGCCAGGAGGCCGTGGATACCACCGTCCAGGAGCAGGAGACTGACGCCACCATCGACTCGGAAAGCGAGGACAGTGGCGACGATATCTCTTGGGCCATGGACGATGACGGAAGCCAGCAGGAAACCGTCGATGACGCCAAGGACAAGCCAGGGACGCAGGAAGAAGCGGAGCCGTCCCCTCCGGAAGGCGAAGCCGGGCAGGATCTGAAAAAGAAGGACGGCGAGGAAAAGGCAGAGAAAAAGCCCGGCGAGAAGGCGCCAGATGGAACGAAGCCACCTGAAGGGTACGTTCCACAGGCGGCCCTCCATGAAGAGCGGAACAAGCGCAAAGAGCTTGCCGCGCGAGTGGAGCAGCTTGAGGCCTCATTGGCAGAGCGCGAGGTTGCGCCTTCTGTGCAGCCCCGGCAAGAGCCGACTCAAACCCCGAGAAAGGTCTCAATCCCCGAGGATATTCGTGAGGACGTGGACGTATTTGTCCATGACTTCCCGGAGCTGGCCGGGGTCGTGCAAATGGACATCCGAGAGGGCGCTGATCTGCGCGAAGCTATCAGTGAGCTCGGTCCCAAAGACCCCAGCGTTCGGGCCATGGCCTACAACATCTCCAGCAAGATTGAGATGCACAAGGTCAGGGCAGCCCAACAGCAGCGCGAATCCGAGGCCAGACAGGCCAAAACCAACGCCTTCATCGACACCTGTTTGGACGAGATGGAAGCGGTCGCACCCGGGTTGTTCGACGAGAACAGCCCGGTTGGGCCGGACCTGCTTGAGACTGCCAAGACCGCGGGGATTGACCCCACGGAAGTCGCGGTTCTCACGGACCCCAGGGCCATCATCACCATCCTCGACGGGAACGGCAAGGAGTCCAGGAAATACCTGGGCGCTGGCGCTGTCAGCGTCGTGAAGATGCTCTCCACGCTCAAGAACCTCAAAGCCGAGGGTGAGGGCAAATTCACCCAAACGGACATGGACAAGGCCGTGGCTGATGCTGTGGCCGAAGCTCTCAAGAAAACGAACGACCGGCCGGATGAGGATCGGTTCCGCGGCCTGGGTTCAGCCCCGGGCGCTTCTGATGTTCCGGAAGACCTCAAGAACGTTGAGGACATGACGGACGAGCAGTGGGACAGGCTGACGCGGGCCCAGAAGGATAAGTACCTCGGGATCGCCTAGCCCCTACTGAGCCTTGACCGGCTAAAGGAGTAATAGCCATGGGTTACACGGAATTTGGAGTCAACCACCCCAGCGCCCGCAAGGTGTGGGGCAAGGAGTTGATGAGCGAAGTCGCCAAGGCCATGTTCTACAACAAGTTCATGGGCCAGGACGAGAACGCCATCGTCAAGGTCCAGACCGAGCTCAACAAGGCCGCCGGTGACAAGATCACCGTGGACCTGGTTCGCAAGCTCAATGGTTGGGGTGCTGAAGGCGACACCACCCTGGAAGGCACCGACTACATGGAAGCGTTGGACTTCTTCAACGACTCTGTGCTCATCAACCAACTCCGCAAAGGTACGCAGTCCAAGGGCAAGATGTCCGAGCAGCGCGTGCCCCACAACGTCCGGATCAAGGGCCGCGATGCCCTCAAGATCTGGTGGGCCGAGGTCTACGACGAACTGATCATGATGTACTTGGCCGGTGCCCGCGGCGTGGACACCTCCTTCAAGGCCTCCTTGGCTTTCACTGGCTTTGCCGGGAACGCCCTGAGTACCCCGGACAACCTGATCTACTCGGGCGACGCCACCAGCAGCGACGACCTGGACTCCAGCGACAAGATGAGCCTGAGCATGGTTGAACGCGGTCTGGCCATGGCCGAGACCATGGACCCCATGATTCGTCCCATCCTGATCAACGGCGAGAAGAAGTTTGTGCTGCTCATGCACACCTTTGACGCTTTCAACCTGCGCACCAGCACCAGCGAAAACGACTGGCTGCAGATCCAGAAGGAAGCTGGTGACCGCGGCAAAAAGAACAAGGTCTACTCCAACGCGCTGGGCGAATACGCCGACGTGATCCTGCACAAGAGCCGCAACGTGGTTCGCTTCGACGACTACGGTTCCACCGCCAACCTGCCCGCTTCCCGCAGCCTGTTCCTGGGCGCCCACGCTGGCATCATCGCCTGGGGCAAGGCCGGTGGCCCCAGCAAGATGGATTGGAACGAGAAGCTGTTCGACATGGGTAACTCCCTGGGCATCTCGGCCGGCTCCATCTTCGGCACCAAGCGCTCCACCTACGTGGACGAGAACGGTGAGAACGGCGTCGACTTCGGTTCCATCGCCATCGATTCCTACTGCAAGGACCCCAACGCCGCTGCGGCGTAGATGAACCATGAACCCGGGCCGGAGGCGTGATTCTCCGGCCCGGTTCCCAAAGGGAGAACCAAGCTATGAAGCGCATTCTGATTTGTCTCATGACCATTCTGGCCTTGATGCTCGGAACGGCTGTCAGCTCCAATGCGGCAGCCGTAACCGTGCAGACTGGCGCTGTGATCTCCGACATGTCCTTTACTTCCGGTGTTCCGGCAGGCGTGGTGCTTTGCCGCAGCGCCACCTACACGGCCGCCGCAGCCCTGGACGCGAACTCCGTGATCGAGATGGTGCCCATCCCCAAAGGGGCCATGGTCCTGGATGTTGTCCTCCATGTGAGCGCCCTCGGAGTCGACCGCACCGTTGACGTTGGCGACGGCGACAATGTGGACCGTTTCTTTGACGGCATTGTCGCCACCTCGGCCACCAACTCATCTTTCTTGGACGACGCGGCCAGCACGGCCCTGCACTACATCTACACGGCCAAAGACACCATCGACGCCAAGATCCTTGGGGGGACCTTCCCCATCGCGGCCGTCGTGTCCGTGGACGTCTACTACAAGATGGTTGACGGGTTCATCACCGACGAGTCCGACGCTTTCGACTGATGGCGCCGACCATAGAGAACCGTTTCCCGGGGCGGAACATCCGCCCCGGTTTTAACCCCAAGGAGAGGATGGAATGTCCAACGTGAAGATCAAGTACATCGGCAAGAAGAAAGATCTGGTGCTCGACCGCCCGGACCTCACGAAGAAGTACGAGTTCCTGCCCCAGAGGGGGATGGTCTGCGACGTGAGCTACACCGACGCCAAGAAACTTTTGGCCCGCAGCCCCGGTTCCTTCCGCCTCCACGAAGGCGAGATTATCACCGACGAGAGTAGCCAGTTTTCCGGGGCCATAGCTGAGAATGCTGTGGCCCTTAAGCAGACAAAGGAAGGCACCGACACCCCGCAGGGCGGCGAGACCCTGGCCGGAACCGAGGGCAACGACACCCTACCCGCCGACTCCGACGCCATTTCGCCCGAGGAGGCCATGGCCGAGATGGAAGCCGGCGGCTACAAACTGCCCGCCAACGTCAAGAAGGCTGAGACCATCATGGCCCACTACGAGAAGTTCAAGGCCGAGCAGGCCGAGGGTTAAGCCGTGACCGAAGCCCAGCTCATCCAGGCCATCCGCAACGGGATCATCGAACCGCAGCCGAAGACCGTCTCCAACGCCAGCATCAGCACCTGGATTGCGGATGCCGTGCGGGCGCTTGGCCTGGAGATCAAGGGCCGGGACAGCAGGTACTTCGAGAAGAGCGCCCTGCTGTCCTCCTACACCAACGTGTTCGCCCGCCCCAGCGATTGCCAGACGATCCTGCGCGTGTGGGACATCAGAACCAGGGCCAAGGCCATCACCGGCGCCACCAACGCCAGCCCCATCGTGATCACGGCTGTCGGGCATGGACTGAGTACCGACGACATCGTGTTTATCGCCGGGGTGCTCGGCAACACCGCGGCCAACGGGACATGGAAGATCACCGTGGTCAGTGATGACTCGTTCAGCCTGACGGGCAGCGCCGGGCTCGGCGAAGGCTACGACTACACCAGCGGCGGGCTTGTGGCGAAATGGCCGGGCAGTGGAGACGACCAGCACATCCCCCTGGCCCAGATCCCGCCCAGCCATTCCAGCTTGGATGACGACTCGCGCTGGTTCGTGCGGTCCAAGCAGATCGTGGTGGATGACATCGGGTTCGAGAACGACCTGCTTCTGGAGCACACCTACAGCCCCAGCAGCATCGACGACATCCCCGAGGAGTACCACGCCGGGCTCGTGGCCTGGCCGGTCATGAACCTGATCCGCATTCCCAAGCCCGAAGACTCCAACTACGAGGACGTGCTCAAACAGCGCCAGTACTACGCCGCCGAATGGAAGCGGGTGCTCGGCGCTATCCAGGGCATCACCATGGCCACCCACCTGAACCACCAGTTGCCCAAGACGGGCGGCATCGGGGCATTGTGATGAGCGACCACGTACTTCCCGGCACCCAGTCCATGAGTTCCATGACCCTGGGGGATCTGTTCACCAGGGTCCGCTCGAACCTCAACGAGGTGTCCGCCGCGTTCTGGACGAACGACGACCTGATGTATTGGGCCAACCTCGGGGCCAAGGACATTGCCACACAGACCCTGTGCATGGGCACCACGGCGGAGATCACGCTTGTGGCCGGGCAGCTTGAATATCCGCTGAGTTTGTCACTCAGATATGCCGTGGATGTGGCCGCAATCTACAATTCAGCAAAGGGATTGAAAAAGGGCGGCCCGTGGCGCGTCGGCAACACGGATGCGGAGTTCGCCGGGGAGCCCGTCGAATACTACCTGTTTGACGGGCATATAGGTGTCTACCCGGTTCCGGCCGAGGGCGACGACTCCGTGGACAAGAAGGTCAAGGTCTACCTGGCCGAACTGCCCACGGCCATGACCGCCGTCACGGACCTGATCCCATTGCCGGAGATTTACGAATCGTCCCTGATCGAGTTCGTGACCGCCCGCGCCAAGTACAAGGACCGCAAATACAGCGAGGGAGACCGGCACATGTCGCTGTTTGACGCCGTGATCCAGCGCTACCGCATTGATTTCGGCGAGTCCGAGGTGGACGACTGATGCCCGACGTGCAGGACAAGGCCAAGCAGCATCTGTTTGGCGGTGCGTGGGAGCCCTCCAAGCCGCCCAGCCTGATCGGCCCGGACAACTACTGCGAGTTGCGCAACGTCCGTTATGGCGATCCGTCGCTCAAAGGGGTGCTGGGCTACACGCGCATCAACGAGGACGTGCTGCCGGACGAGTTCACGATGATCCGCAACGGCTTCCAACTGCGCACCGCCAATGGGGACGAGTATATCTTTGTCCAGGCCTGGAACGCGGGCCTGACCGCATCCAAGGTGTTTGTGATGCAGGCCGCAGCGCCGGTGCCCGCAGAGTTCACGGCTGTGGCCGTGCACACCGATGCCGCCGGGGCCGGGGTGGGGCGCTTCTCCGAAGTGGCCGGTGGGCAGATGGTCTACTCCAACGGGGTGGAAACCCTGATTTGGGCCGGTGACAAGTTCCGTTGCGCCGCCGTGTTTGTGGTCAAGGACTCCAGCCTGACATCGCCCAAGGACAGGACCGAGGCCGCCAACAACACCCTGGTCGGCAGCAAGGATCTCATCGCCCTCAACGCCGCGACCTATCCCATCATGCTGGTATTCAGCACCAGACCGCTCCAGGGCATTGGCTTGAGCGTGGAGACCGCGAACAGCACCGCCTCGACCCTGAGTGCCAAATACTGGTCCGGGACCGCATGGACCGATGCGAGCGGCCTGAGCGATGGCACCACGTCCGCAGGCGTGGCCCTGGCCCAGGACGGAGACGTGAGCTGGACCAGCACTGTGGGTACGGCTAAGCCTAAGCATTTTGAAGGGCTCTATTTCTACGCCTACATGATCACCTTGTCCGCAGGTTCGGCCAGCATCTCGCACGTCACCACGGACATGCCTATGCAGCCCCTGGTGGATGTTTGGGATGGAGTCTACCGGACCTGTACGCAGTTCCAGGCCTCGCGCTCCTCGAAGTATGAGGACTACACCCTGGAGGTCAACGAGGAGAGTTCGGTCTACTATCCCATCTGCGCGCTGATCGGGGGGCTGACCAGCTCCGACCATCTGATTCTGCAGTTCCCGGAACGGATGAGCGGCTTCAGGGTCAAGATGAACGCCGACAACCGCAACGCCACGGCATCGGTGATGACGGTCAAGTACTGGGATGGCGACTCTTTTGAAGCCGTCACAGGCCTGAGCGACGGTACGGCGGTGGGCGGGGCGACCCTGGGGCAGACAGGTGTGGTGAGCTGGAATCCTCCGGATGAGGGCAGCGAACATGCCCAGCATCTGTTTGGCAGCACCGGTTACTGCTACAAGCTGACATTCTCCGGGACCCTGACCGCAGACACCGAGAACGACGGCACCAGCGTTGACCTTGTAAACGGCATCCCGGCCCAGCTCAGTGTCCCGGCCTATACCTTCGCCGCCGACTACAAGGGCGCGCTGATGCTGTTCGACCGGCCCGATAGCACGGAGCGCAATCGCCTGGACTACTCCATGCCCAACGCCCCGGATGTTTTCAACGGCGACCTCTCCTCCATGCTCGGCGAACAGACCATGTATGTGGGTGGCGCCGCCGAACTGCGCGGTGCGGTGAGCATCTTCAACCGCTTCGGCTCGAACATCTACGACACCCTCCTTGCGCTGAAGGATAGTGAGACTCACCTACTGAACGGCGAGAGCCCGGAAAACTACCAGCTCTACACCATCTCCAAGACCGTCGGATGCCCTGCGCCGCTGACCCTGGTGGCGGCCGAGGCCGGGTTTGAACTGACTGAGGGTGTGACCCGCAATGTGGCCATGTGGCTGTCGTTCTCTGGCCCCTACATGTTTGACGGCGCGGTCCTGTACCCGCTCAAGGGCCTGGAGATCTACTTCGACCCGAGCGAGACCGACAAGTGCGTGAATTTCGGGGCCATCGCCAACGCCAGGGGTTGGTACGACGCGCTCTACAAGGAGTACAACTTGCTGCTGCCCACGGCTCAGAGCACGGAGTGCGACCTCTGGGTGGTCTATGACCTGGTGCGCAAGAAGTGGCTTCGCAAGGACCCGGTAGCCACAGGCGCGCTGATGCTCCAATGCGGGTTCACCGTGTTGGACAACCATGGCCGCAGGCACTGCTACGGCGGTGTCGATACCGGGCGGCTGCTGCGGTTGGACTACGGCACCAGCTTTGACGGGGCATACATCTGGCAGATCTGCGAGACCGGCGATTTCTGGCCGGACAACAACGTCTACATGGAGACGTTGCTCCGGCACATGAAGATCATCGCCCGCAAGATCAGCGAGGAGCATACCCTTTCCGTCATCCACATCCCCAATACCGTTGATTCCGGCCTGCCGTGGTTCGAGGACTCCGAGGAGAGTTGGTTCGAGGATTCCGAGGACAGTTGGTTCACCACGGTACCCGGCGAACAGATCAGGTTGAGCCTGGGCCTGGATGGGACGGCCGGGGTTATCGCAGAGGGCAACCAGGAGCTGAACCTGCAGGCCAGGTCACACCGTTTCCGTTTCAGCTTGAAGACCAAAGACACGCCGATGGGGTTCCAGCCAATCGCCTTCGGATATCTCTACCAGGAAGTGAGGGTAAGCAGATGAGTAAACTTTACCGCATGGGCGCGTTGACCGGGGGAACCGACAACGCCCTGGACAAGATAGCCGGGGACAACTTGAACGACGGCGACGGGGCCCTGGTCTTCACTGACAGCGGGCTCTATGTCTACCTGCTCAAGGCCGACAGCGGGCTGGCCGAAGACTCCCCGGCCGTGATCAGCCCGGACGCGAACGCCGGTGACAAGCGGTGGATTTGGGCCGCAAAGTGCGACACGACCGATCTTGCCCTGTTCGCCCAGTTTGCGGCGGCTGGCGTCTGGACCGCCCAGCAGCGCCCGGCCAGGGCCACGGATACCGGGGCGACATCCTACGCCTGGAACGTGGCCGCAGCGCAGATCCTCGAGCTGACCCTCACTGACGACTGCACCATAGCCAACCCGACGAACATGGTGGCCGGGACCGACTATCTGCTGGTCCTGGACCCTGATGGGCACGCTGTTACCGCATGGGGCGACTTGTGGGACTGGGGGAGCGCCGGGGAGCCGGACCTCAGTGTGCGCACCATGATCCATTGCTACTACGATGGCACGAATCTGCTGGCCGGGACTGGCTGGGAGGCTGCAGCATGATGTGGCCCATGCTCTGTCGTTCCCTGCCATCGGGCTTCCGCTACCCGTACAACATTGAGCATTCACTCCAGTTTGTGGATGGTATATCGTACCTGTCACGCACGTTAGTTGGTAACGGGGACTGCTACACTACAAAGCAAGCAACCATATCACTTTGGTTCCGCGTGTACCAAGTGGCGTCTGTTGACTATCCATTGTTTGCTGGTGGTGTCGATAAATCTAACATGTCACTTTTGCATATTGTCTCGACGGCCCAACTCCAAGGGTACAATATGAGCTCTGGTACAATTCAGGGGCAGAAGATATCTAATGCGCTCTTGCGTGACCCCACTGGCTGGCAGCATGGGTTGATGGTATATGACTCCAACCTCTCTACGGCTGCTGACAGGATGCAGATATTCATCAATGGGCAGCGAGTTACGGACCTTGCAACGTCACTGGACCCCGGTAGTCTGGCCGCATTCCGTGCGTTACACGCAGCAGGTAATAGCGTGTTTCTCGGAAGACGTTGGCTTGCGTCTGGCTATGGTACAGCTTCGCAGTGCGCCATGGCTGAGGTACATGTTGTCGATGGTTTGGCTCTTACTGTGGATGATGTAACAGATCAGCAGGACGGAATCTGTGTACCGAGAATGTACACGGGTGGACACGGGACAGAAGGAGGGTACTACAAGTTCGCTAATGCGAGCAACCTGGGGGAGGACTCTAGCGGTAACGGTAATGACTTGTCTGTTGTTGGCACTGGTGTCACGCAGTCGAACGATACGCCGACGAGCACACAGTCACTTGGTAATCCACTCGTACCCATAGGCACTGTAACAGCTAACGGTAGAGCGCTGACTTCCAGCGGTGCAGGCTACGGTGGTCCGGCACTCACAGCTGCAATTACTAAGGGGAAGCAGTACACAGAAATTCAAGCTATTTCAAATTACAGTGCTGATTATGCCTGTTGTGGTATTATCGAAGACGGCTTCTCTGGTACTTGGCCCGGAACTACTGCAGGAAGTTGGGGTTACGCCGGGTGGGACGGGACTGTAGCAAACAATAACGCCTCTATCGCAACGGGCCTTGCCACATGGGGCAGCACTAATCAGGACGTGATCGGTATTGCTGTGGATATGGACGCCCTTACAGTAGTGTTTACTAAAAATGGAGTATCCCAAGGGGAATACCCTATAGTAGGAGATTCATTCCGGGTAGCTGTAGGTGATGGTGATGTTACATCGTATACCAACTACCACCTTCGCACAGAAGATGAAATGGAGTATAAGCCTTCTGGGTTTGAAGTCACTACCAACCAACTGCAAGGTTCTCCCGAGGTGTGGCCCGGTGACGGCATCGCAGCCTTCAAGTGGGTTGGCACAGGGGTGGCCCATGACGTTGACACAGGCAAGGACTTCCAGCCGGACTTCCTGCTGTACAACCCGCTGGTCGCACAAGGCGCGGACTACTACCGAGGCATCTGCGACTCGTTGCGGCCTGGGTACTGGCTGAACACATGTGCTGCTACCGCGCAAGCGGCTGGCGGGGTTACGTTTGGGCCCGGTACTATTGGGGTGGACGCCAGCAATATGCTCAACCACCTGGGCACGACCTGCCACGGCTTGGCCCTCAAGCGTGGGCGCAAGTACGGGTTCGACATGGCCCAGTTCAACAGCAACGGGAGTACCCCGGTTGTTGTGAATCATGACCTTGGTGGCAGCCCCGACATGATTCTGTTCAGGTGGTTGTCTGGTGCATCTGGTGCCGCTCCAGATTGGTATGTGTGGCACAAAGACCTCGCATCCGGGTATTTGCTTAAGCTCAACTCAACCGCCGCAGCCTTCGACGGTACAGGCATCGTCACCAATGTTGGTGCAGCGTCGGTTACGTTCAATATGGCCGCGGGCACTGACTTGTTTCAGGCGTACTTCTTCAAGAGTATTCCTGGGTTCAGTAAGTTCTTGATTAGGGCTGGGAACGCCAATGCCGATGGTGTGTTCGATAACTTTAGGTTCAATCCTGGGGCAGTGCTTAATAAGGCCACAAACCTGACTGGAAGCTGGATTCTCCAAAGCACCGCGCTTGACCCACAGAACAAGGCGACTAAGACCACGATATATCCGAGCCAGGTTGACGCCCCTTATACGGGGGCGACATATCTCGCTGATTTTGTGGCTCAGGGAAGGAAGGTCAGGGACGCCTCCAACGTAATTAACGGTGCCTACAACTATCTGGTGTGTGCCTGGGCCAAGCAGCCCGGTGCCTACTCCAACGCAGTCTAACGCGAGGTAATCAGACATGGAACTGAGCGGAGACAACCCATGACCAACGATTGGACCAAGGCCCTGGAAGAAGCCACTGCTGCCCCTCGTTCCGATGCGGACGTTGAAGCGGCCATCGAGGCCGAGGTGCAGCGGCGCGTGAAGGCCTTTGAGCTGCCGGATCTCCCAACTGAGGATCAGATTCGGGAATTGCTTGAAAAGGGAAAACAGAGAGTCAACGTGCAGGGCCTGGACCCAGCTCTGGCCCGCGAGGTCGCGGCCAGGATCAGCACGGCCCGGGGCGGCAATATTTCCAAGCACCAGCGGCGGGGCTTGAGGATCTGCAACGGAAACGGAGGCAGAGGGCGATGAGCGAAGCATTCGGCGAGTCGGGCATGGACTACACCCAACTGCCCAAATACCAGAGGTTGTTGCAGAAGCTGATGACCGCCTCCCCGAATCAGCGGGCGGTGGTCAACACGGCATGGGCGGATCGGGCCATGGCCGGGGAGCAGGCCCAGAAGGAGATGCAGGCCATGGAAGCCGGGTGGCGCCAGAAGGCCAGGGACAAGAGCCTGGACCTCGCGCAGCGCAGGCTTGACCTTTCCCAGAGCATCTTTGACGAGCGCAACGATATGGTCGGCGACCAGAACGCTGAGGCCAACAGGGTGGCCGCGGTCGGCGTCGGCACACATGGGGTGCTTGGCTCGATGCAGGGTGACTTGGACCGGCAGCGGGCCAGACGCCTGGAACTGCTGGCCGCCAAGTTCGGCGGCGAGGGAGGTGTGGCATGATTACACAGATCGCCGGCGTGACGGGCCGCAAACGCAGGGACGGACGCAAGGAAGAGGTTGAGACCAAGGCCCCCTATCTGCTCTCCGCCTATGCGAACAAGGATGCCCGCGATGCACAGGCTAGGAGCCTGGCCTTGCAGGAGCAGGGCCTGGAACAGAGTGCGGACAATGCCCGTGAGGCCCTGGAGGCCGACAAGGAGCAGGCCGCAGCTTCGCGCAAGCTGTCCATCGCCGGGCTGAGCACCGAGATGGGCACGGGCCTGGGCAGCTATCTGAACTCCGAGACGCCCCAGGCCGAGAAGGTGGGCACGGACGCGGCCAAAAACGCCCTGATCGGTGGCACCGAGGACGCGGCTAAGGCGGGCCTGGGCGACTTTTTCAACGACCCATCGGCAACGATGAGCGACACCGACTCCTGGACCAAGGCCCTGACCGACAAGGGCAGCTACCTGGGGGCGTTCAACGCGCCGCTGGGGGCGCAGCTCGCCAAGACCCTGACCGGCTCCAAGGACAATGATTGGGTGACGGGGGCCCTGGGCGGGGCCGGGGCGGCGGTGCTCACCGACGCCTTTATGAACCCGGCGAGTGACTTTTACAGCTCGGCCCTGAACGCCATCACCGGCGGCGGTGTCGGCGCGGCCTTCAGCTTCTTCTAAGGAGAGATAACCATGGCAGCATTCGGAAACTCACCCATCGCCCGGCATTTCAACACTGGCTTCGCTCTTCCCAACCCGCAGGCCAGCGGGGCCACGGGCCGGAAGATCGGCGGATTGTTGCCCGTGACCACGGCCAAGCGGGCATTGATGCAGGGGCAGTTGCCCAGCCTGGGCGCAGGAATCGGCGGGAGTGGAACGGCCGTGGCGGCCATCGACGCCCTGGGGCCGACCAAGGACTATGGCGTGGGCACCGTTGTGGACAGCCCCGGCCCTGTGAACGTGGGCGGCGGCAAGGGGCCCATGGGCACCGGCGCGGCCCCTGGAGGCCTGGGAAGCAGCAACAGCAATGTTGAGAGTAGTAGGGATTCCGGGAGAGTGGCGTCCGTGACCGATGGCGTCAATGTCACCAGCGGCGGCAAGATGAGCCTTGGGAATGCTTTTGCAACCGCGTCGCCAACGGTTGGCAAGGCCGCCCTTGATACTGGGATGCAGATGTCCAGCGTTCCGAGCGCCAGCTTCGGGGATATTGCCACCGCCTTTGGGGCGAATCTTGCGGCTGGTGGGGTGAAGAGCTTGGCGGATAGAACCCTTGGATTTATTGCTGATAAGACGGCGCAGGCCGTTCACGATTATGGGCTGAAGAGCAGGGCAGATGAAACTGATTTTGCCAACCCGACAGAAGTAGGGACACTGGCCCCAGAAATTGGGAAAACACCCACGATGTATGGTGATCTCTCCGCCCGTTTGCTCTCCCCGATCACGGATGCCTGGAGCCAGAGCAAGCATATGTTCGGGTTTGATCCGGCCTATGTGGATGCCCTGGAGGCCCTTGGGTACAACCCGGACATGGCGACCAGGGCCGAGATGTCTTCAGCGAATAAGCTGACTTCGACAGGGAATAAGGTGACTTCCGGTGTGCAGATGTCGATGGAGAGAACAGCGCATGACAAAGCACTGAACGCTCTCAACTCCAGAAATTCCAGTTTCGGCAAAGGCAGGGGCGGAATCGAAGGACCTGGGGCTGGCGGGTATGCGGACAACGACACCGACAACGCTTCAAACGACACGGGCTTTGGCCCTGAGCAGCAAGAAGCGGACAACCCAGGCTTCAATGGACCGAATTACAGCAACAACAACGACAATGGGCCCGACAACGGGCCGGACGATGGTGGTTCCATCATTTGCACGGAGTTACATGAGCAGGGCCTCATGAGCGACGCCGATTTAAGGCTCGGCTATAGACACATGCGCAAGCACATCGGCCTGTCCACGGTGCGCGGATATCATGTGTGGGCGCGGCCTGTGGTGCGATGGATGAAGAAGTCCAAGATCATGACCGCAGTGTGGCGTTGGATATGGATGCACCGGCATAACGAGGTGCGCCGGGCCATGGGCAAGACCAAGAAAGTCGACCTGATCGGCGTGGGCATCCGCTTTGTGGGCGAAGGCCTTTCCTGGGTGATTGGCCAATGTTGCGCCACGGACCCCGTGAACAGTCAGTGGAACCGCAAGCCCTGGTCCTGGTCCCGCCGGGAGAGGACGGCCTAATGGATTTGAACCTGGCGCATCATCTCTTGCAGGGCCGGGTAGGCACCTTCGTGGGCATATCCAGCGCCCCAATAAAGGATGGTGATTTGCTTATCTTTGGATGCTTCGAGCAAATACCCGCTGTACTCAAATCCTGTACCTTGGCATTGCGCGTTGAAAACATTTGGGGAGACAAGCTTGGAGCTTTTGAACGGCAACTCAGCCTTGTCACACAAAGCCTTTCCGGCTTCTTGTTCACTGTAGTCCCCAGAATAGACCATGTTGGCGAAGCTCTCTGTGGTCGTTTTGGGCGGATAGACAAAGGCCACAACAGCCCTAGAATGCTCGGAGACCTCGCCATAAATAACGGCGATGGCGGTAAGGTTCATGCCAGATTTGTCCCGCATGGTTTCAATCTGTGCACCCTTCCACGCCCCGAGCAGCGGGAACTCAACGCCGGAGTTCAGGACGTGGACCCATTTCTGGCCGTCGCGGGTGATGACTTCGGCTGTGCCCGCCTTGGAAGGTGTTGCACCTTTGCTGGCGCAACCGGCCAGGACCACAACGAAAACGATCAGGACCAAGAGTTTCTTCATGCCGCATAACTCCTTTTGGGAGTAGCGATAGCAGAGATCAGGAATAACGGGCAAGGGGTAATCGGTCGGTCGATTTCCCTTAGCCCCAACAAACAAAAACGGCCCACCAGGGCCGGGATCTGTGACAAGCAAATAGGAATGGATGTTGGTTTGAAACCGGGGGGGCCTAGTGGTCCCCTCGGTCGGGTGGGTTCTTTGGATTGGACTATGAGTTCAATTCCTTGACCACGTTCTGGATTGTTTTGTTGGCAGCTTGGCGGACTTTTTTTTCGTCTGCGAATTGCCCTTTCACATAGAGGAATAAAGGCACAAGTTTCATTTTGTCCGGGTAGACGAAAAAAAGAAGTCTGAGCCCGCCGCTTTTCCCAATACCGTAGGCTTTTAAAGGCAGTCTGACTTTCCGGATGGTGATTCTTTGGAAGCTCGGGAAGACATCACCCTGATCAGGGTTTTGGCAGAGACCGTCTACAAACGCATCCACATCCCCGTTGCAATCAGGGAACTTCTTAAGGGCGCGTTTTTTGGATGCCGCGAAGGCTTCTGTTGGGACGAGAGTCAGTGGGCCACGGACTGAGATCACAGCGCGGCGGCGAGGTCATTTGTAAGGGACTGAAACTCAGCATTACAGGCGAGCTCGATGTCTTCGACAAGATCATCAAGCATCACATATTGAAGCGAAAGAAGATGAGTGATTGGGGCGGCCCACCTGATACTGATGGTCGTATCAAGTGTTTCCTTAAGGGTAGCGCGGAGAACGATAGGATCGTTCTTAATCCTATCGATGGGGCAAGCCTCCCCCTCACAGGGCCCACTACACGAGGCAAAAAGCACACGGGCAAGCTTGACGTATTGCGTCAAGATAAGATGACCGAAGCACGTCAGTAGGAAGCTCGCGAAAAGGGTCAGCGGAAAGAAGAAGGTCCTAAGATACCTCGAAAGGAAAGTGAGGTTCAAAGAAGACCCCAAATCTGCAACCCGCTTAAATTGATCATAAGTTGCGACGCTCATGATTTCACCTCTTGTGATCTATATAACACACTTGCTCAAAAAAACAACGCCAGATGTGCTGTTTTTGCCCACCTGAACGAGTCGTGCAAGTCCTGAACCAAGGTTGTGATTGATCTCACAATCTCCCCCTTGTGCGCCCCTTCTACATGTTTCTGAAAAGCCTTGTCAACCAACTCCATTTCTCTTCGCTTGTCCCAAGCCAGGAGGTCACCCATGTCGTCGGTCGCGGATCAATACAATCGAATCGGCAACACCGTTGAGCGGGCGTTCGGCGCACTCGGACGGGACCGGGCGAACAGGGCCGAGATGGGCCTGGCCGAGAAGCGTCTGGACGCGGATATGGCGGAGCGCGCCCTTGGGATGCCCGCCAAGCAGCTCGGAGCGGTGAAGGCCAAGCAGGAGTTGGAATACCTGAACGCCCCTCTCTCCGTCTGGGATGCCATCCCCAACGCGGACACGCACAGCCTGGAGCATGCGACATGGGAGAAGGAGGGTCGTGGCCCGAACCTCCTGGACCAGACGCAGCAGCTTATCGGCGCGAAGCTGGACACCAACCCCAAGAGCCAGACGTTCAAGCGGTTCGTGAAGCCCGACGGCACGGTCATGACCCGCGGCGAGTTCAGCCGCCACGCCCCGGACGTGTCCGCCATGTACTTTCTGTCCACCGACCCCGTGCGGGCCATGCGCATGCAGGATGAGAAGTTGCAGGAAGTGGAGCTGATGGGCGGGGCCGGTGCCGACCGTGCACGGGCACAGCGGGCGCAGATCCAGCCGTATTTGTCGGACCCGGCCACGCAGTTGCAGATGCTGCGGAGCTACCGGGATAACATCTCTAGGTTCGACGGCAACCCGCAGGTGGAGAAGGCCTTGAAGCGCGCGGACCGCAAGATCGAATTGCTGCAGAAGCAGCTTGAGAAACACGAGGACCGCAATTTCCAGCGTGGGATGAAGGCCGAGGACCGGGAATGGCAGACGCGCAAGATGCGTGAGCAGGAGGACCGGAAGGACAGGCGCGAGGGATTGAAGCAGGACAAGGAGCCCAACATGGGCGGCCTGTACATCTTCCCGGACGGCTCCAGGGCCACGACCCCCAGCGAGTTCAAGGCCTTGTGGGGCCTGCATGCCGGGACCGGCGAGACTGACCAATATGGCAATTCCATTGCCCAGCCATTCAACCAGCAGACCATGCAGTCCCTGGGTATCAAGTTCATCCCTCATGGCATCGGCCAGGACACGGCTGCGGCGGCCGCCGGCCCCGGCCAGAGCGCGGGCGGGCCTTCGGCGCGGTTCCGGCTCGGAGAGCAGGGCCAGATGGCCAGAGTTCCGGAACAGAGAGCACAGGCCCAGGGCGGAATGCTTCAGCCTGGGAATATTGACCTGACCAACAGGCCGGTTGTCCAAAATCAGGACGGTTCGATCAGCACCGTGCGGTCCATGGGCATCAATGTGGATGGCAAAGAGGTTCTGATTCCCACGGTGAGCGACGACGGGCGGGTGATGTCTGGACAGGAGGCTGTGCAGCAGTTCCGTCAGACCGGGCGGCACCTTGGGGTTTTCGACTCCCCGGAGGCGGCCAATACCTACGCCCGGCAGCTCCACGAACAGCAGGCCAAGGCCTATAACCAGAAGCGCGGACCCCAGCCCAGCGCCGCCCCGATGCTCGACGATCAGGGAATGGTGAACGTGGGTGGCCAGCAATACCGGCCCGACCAGAACGGCGTCGTGGTGATCGACGGCAAGCGCTATCAGATCAAGCCCCGTTAGGAGGTCCCCTTGCCCCAGCAGATTGAATTGATCCCCCTGGATGAAGAGCAGCCCAGAGTGCCTGCGGCCGGACGGCAGATCATGCTTGTACCCCTGGACGACGACCAGCCCGAGGAGAAGCCCAGCTTCGTTGAGCGGTTCGTGATGCCCGGGGTGGAAGCGGCCCAGGCCGCTCAACCTGTGGCAGCTCCAAAGCAGGATGACGACCTGTGGGATATGGGCTCTCTCAAGGCCAGCTTTCAACCTTATGCCGATGCAGCCCGTGGTCTGGCCGCTGGTTCCGCTTCTGTGGGTGAATCCGTAGGCTCCGGCATCCAATACCTCGGGAACAGGTTTGGAGCGGACGGCATGGCCGGGGCCGGAAAGGACTTGGCCGACTACTACAGCAAGCAGGGTGAAGCCTTCGCTCCGCCTGAGAGGATTCAGGGAAACGTCTTGGATAACCCGAGGCTGCTTGGTGATCCATCGTGGTGGGCCTACAACACCGCGCAGATGGTGCCGTCACTCGCGGCGGCGATGCTCCCCGGTGCTGGTGCCGGAAAGGCCGTCCAGATAGGCGGGAAGGCGTTGCAACTGACACCCCAGGTCATTGCCAGGGCGGCGGCGTTCGCCCAGGCCGTCGGAGCTGGTACTGCCGGCGGCGCATTGGAGGGGGCCAGCACATACCGCGAAGTTCTCAACAATGGCGGCGGCGAGGAAGAGGCCGCAAGAGCCGCCGAGATTATGGGGCTTGGGTCAACGGTGCTCAATGCCGCATCCTTCGGGACCATGCTTGGCAAGGCTGGGACAGGGGCGGCGGCCAAGGTCGGGAAACATGTCTTGTCCGCAGCCACGGAAGGTGTTTCCGAGGCCGCTGAGGAGCCGTGGGAAGAGTATGCAAAGAGCTTCGCGCACTACCTGGAGACAGGGGACTTTGATCCGAAGACGTGGACCAAGATGGTGGACGCCGCAAAGACACGCGGCCTGAACGTCTTGGGACCTGCTGCCTTGACCGGTGGTGCCGGGTCCATGATCGCTGGTGGCTCTGAATCCGATGGCCAGACTGAACAGATTGCCCCCCAATCCAATCCCCAGGGCCGACCCGTTGACCTGATCCCCCTCGAGGATACCGAGGCTGAACCCCTGACCCTTGGCGAGGAGCAACTCGTCCAGCGCGGTGACGCGGCTTTCCCGAAGCAGCAGGACCAGTTCCTTGAGCGGGCCGGGCAGGAGCGCGAGGTGCCCCTGGACCTGACGCGGATCGAGCAGCGTGGGTATCCGGACGCTGTGGAATTTGACCTGGATCAGGCCGGACGTGAGGCGGCCAGGGCCAGATATCTGGAGAGCGGCCAGGAACAGGCGGCCACGCCGCAGCCCGTGGGGCCGGAAGGGGAGCGCGCGGCGGACTTGCTGCGCGGCCTGAACCGGAACCTTCCTGTGCCGTTCGAGGCGCGTCCGGACGGGACGCCCATCGCCATGGGAGAGGCCCAGGGAACGCCGATTGAGCTGGTGCCGATGGACGAGGCCCAGCCTGTTGTCGCTGATGAAACACAGGCAAAGCCTGTTGTGATTGGCGAGAAGCCAGCTCAGCAAACACAAGAATTTCAATCCGTGCAGGTCGAGAACATGCCGGGGCCGGACTTCGAGCAGTTGGATGGCTTTCTCAGGCGGACGCCGGAGATGGTCCCTGGTCGGGTCGTGGACGCGCCTATGGCACGGGAACAGAAGCAGGAGAACCAGGAGCGCTTGCCCCAAGAAGCTCTCAGGCCAATGGCCCAGCGCATCGTCAATGCCGAAAACAGTTTCATCACCTCGGTGATGGAGCAATTCGGCAAGTCCCGTGAACAGGCTGAAAACGTCCTGGGTGAGTTCAAAAAAGCCAAGGTAGTGAAGATTGATCCGGTGGGTGGCCAATACCAGTTGAAGGACGGCCGCCTGTGGGAGCAGGAAGTCATTGACAGAGCTGCGGGTGCCAAGGTCGAGCAAACTGCCGGGGCGTATGGCATCGAATCGCACGATGCCTTTGTTGAGCGCATGCGGTCCGGCGAAGTCACTCCGAATGAAATCCGTGGGACCCTGGAGAGAGCCATTGAGCAAGAGGCCAATATCAAGGCCGAACTATCCAAGCTGACCAAGGACAAGCTGCTCAAGATGATGGGGGGTATCACGGCCTCAAGGTACAAGAGCGAGAGGAAAGAGATTGTTGTCAGGGCCGCCTATGACGATATGCTCATGGACTTTGCTATGGGTGGCGGTTTGTCCTTCATGGTGACTGGCAAAGCCAGTGACTCCAGGGCCAAGGCCCTGCGCGAGAAAGTCCTTGCCTACACTAAGGACGATATCAAGGCCTACGCCGAGCGCGTCCAAAAAGCCCGGGACGACTACGCCGAAAGGGTCAGGGCGTTCAAGAAGGCCCAGGACAACCCGGAGACCTTGCAAGAGTTCAAGGACTTTGTGGGTGCCCAGGGTGAGGGCAAGCTGACCGTAGAACAGCGTGCCAAATACGATGCCTTGCGTGCTGAGGAAGCGCGCCGGGTTCAGCAAGCCGAAGTGGAGCGCAAGGGCACCGTATCCCAAGTCCGCGGCATGGACGACGTGGATATGGAACTTGTTGAAACCAAGCATACCCGCGACGGTCATGACCTGTTTGTGGTGCGCCTGTCCGACCGGGTGGACAAGGACAAGTACCGAGAACTTTTGACCAAGGCCAAGCGCCTTGGCGGTTATTATTCCCGCTACGCCAAAGGCGGTGCAATCCCCGGGTTCCAGTTCAAGACCAGGGCTCAGGCCGATGACTTCATGGCCCTCAAGGAGCAATCAGTTTCCGTGGCCGAGCAGCAGGCCGAGCGCAAGGAAGAGAAGAGAACCAAGGCCAGATCAAAGTTGCGCGAAGCGGCCGACGCGATGGACGCCAAAGCTGATGAGGCATTGGGAGCCGACCGCAAGACCAACACCGTGAAGAGGGCGCGCGAGGCTGGATACGCCGAGGAGCAGGCCCAGAAGCAGAAGGCTATGGCCGCAACCATGCGCCGCATCGCCGACGCCGTTGAAAGCGGAGAGGCCCCGGCCCTGGCTGGGCTTACCCAGAAAGTGCAGATGGAGAGGCTTGAGTCACTGTTGCGCCGCGGACAATTTGAACGAGTGCGGTCTGAGAATTTGCCCCACGAGGAAGGTAGGGAGATCGTCGCGGCCGACATTGAACACGTCAAGATGCCGGTGCCGTCTATCTGGCGGGAAAACATAGAAAGCCTCGCCCGGGACTTGAGCGAAATGCCTGGGGGCAAGGCGCTAGCCAAACAGGTGCGGGCCAGGATCAGCCGCGGTTCTGGAGACAGTTACGTTTTCAACGGCACGGGGGATGAGGAGCTTGCAAGAAAGATCAGGGACAAGCTCAAGGCCAACGGGGTTACCCACCAGTGGTGGACGATCATAGAGACCATTCCGGACGTAGACCGCCTCGCCCGCATGGGCATCACCAAGGAGTTCCAGCTCCGCGACGCACTGCGGCAGTATTTCAGCCTGCGCAAAGCCAAGGCCAAAGCCGACCCGCTCAAGGCCATGGAGCGGGATCTTATCGGCAAGAAGATCCCCGGGTTCTTCCCGACTCCGGCCAGGATCGTGGGCAGGATGATCGAGGAGGCGGGCATCGAGCCCGGCATGAAGGTCCTTGAGCCGAGCGCCGGAAAGGGCAGTATCGCCGACAAGATCAGGGAGGCAGAGCCCGGGGCTGATCTGGACACGGTGGAACAGAACCACAGTCTGCGCGGAATCCTTGAGGCCAAGGGGCACAGGCTTGTCGGGTCCGATTTCCTTGAGCACCAGGAGAACTACGACCGCATCGTCATGAATCCGCCCTTCGAGAATCATCAGGATATCGAACATGTCCGGCATGCCTACGACCTGCTGAAACCGGGCGGGCGCATTGTCTCCATCATGAGTTCGGGGCCGTTTTTCCGTAGTCAGAGGGCAGACGTTGAGTTCCGCTCGTGGCTTGAGAATATCGGCGCGACCTATGAACAGTTGCCGGAAGGCACGTTTAAGGACTCCGACGTTCCCACGGGCACCTCCACCTACATGGTGACCATCGACAAGTCTGACGGAGACGTGGTAGAATCCAACCAGAAGAGGACAGACTATGAAGATGACACCCGCCGAAAAGAGACAACTTCGCCAAGCCGTGGTCAGGTTGAGCCGCAAGGTCAACAAGGCCGCCAGGACGCTGCGCAGTCGCAAGCCGAAAGACTCCGCCGAGAAATAGTCGAGGCGGCCCAGGTCGAGCATTTTTTCGAGGACGGCAAGACCGTTTTCGATTCCTTCGCATTCTTCAACAAGCTCCAGGAAGTCGTTGAATCCGGACAGATGACCCTTGATGAGGCCATGGTTTTCGTGCGCGATACTGAAAAGCGTGTCGAGAACCTGATGCAGGATGTTGACGAGGTGCCGTTTGGTGGTTCCGAGGGAGATGTCTGGATTAAGGACAAGATCATCGAGGCCATGGACGCCGCTGCCGTTGAGGGCATCCAGCGTGATACCGCCATTGACGAGTACGCGCGTGTCCTTGGTGCCCTGCGCCAAGGACGCGGATTATCCTATAAATCCATCTCCGAGAATTATGGCCGTGACGTGGCCCGGGACCTGCGCGACAGGTTTGGCCCCGGGATCTTCAAGCGTGACGGCTGGGGTGCGGACGAGATTGCCGGGGAGCTTGGATTTATCGACGACTCCGGGCGCGCCGATGGGCATGCCCTGATCGAATACCTACAGGACAAGGCCAAGACCAAGGGCCAGATCGACGAGGATCATCCGGAACCTTCGGTAAGATTCTCGCGCCGTAGGACTTCGTTCTATTCAGCCCTTGGTCGTGCAGTCGAGTCCATGGACTTCAAGGCCATGCCCGCCACGGCCCTCGCCAGTCGGATTAAGAAGACCTCTGGCATCAAACAGGAGGAACTGGACGACCTGGGCCTGCTGGAATGGCTGAGCACCGTGGATGGCAAGGTCACCAAGGAGCAGGTACTGGCTTACATCGAGGCCGGTGGCCCGCAGTTGGAAGAGGTGGTGAAGAGGGAAGGGGGCAACACTTGGCGCGGGGGAGCCGCTCGTGCAAACCGAGTACGGGAAGCGTTGATGGAGTTTTTTCCGGGGGATACCCGTTTACCGAACAGAGAATCCGCTCTGGAAAGAGTGGAGCTCGAGGATCGCCCAAAGATAAACCGGCTATACGATGAGCTGGACGCGGCGAGTGATCTCATGATGATCCCTCCGGACGCCATGGATGACACCAAGTTCTCCCAATACCAGCTCCCCGGCGGCGAGAACTACCGCGAGGTATTGCTGAAGCTGCCCCTCACCGGCCAAGCCGTTTACGACAATCTCGCCATGAAGATGTTCGGGAAGTCATTCAAGGCCCTCGACTTCGCACAGTCGCGCCAAGTGACCAACGCGAGGAGAAACAGCAAACCATACCATGGCCAGCATTGGGTGGAAGAGAACGTCCTGGCCCATGTTCGTCTCAACGACCGCGTGGGTGCTGATGGCGGGAAGGTCCTGTTCATCGAGGAGATTCAGAGCGATTGGCACCAGGAAGGCAGGAATAAGGGGTATAACGGCGCTGGTGCCGAGATTCTTAAAGAGTATGAAGCCCTGGCGATGAAGAATATCCACGCGGGGCTGACTGAACAGGAAAAGTCAAGACTCCTTGAATTGAGGCCGCTGGTTGCTGGGAAAGGGGCTGGTGGTGTCCCCAATGCCCCGTTCAAGAAGTCCTGGTATCTGCTAGCCTTCAAGCGTGTCCTGCGCATGGCCGCCGAGCAGGGCTACGATTCTGTGGCCTGGACTCCTGGAGAGGTGCAGGCCGAGCGGTACGATCTGAGCAAACAGATCAACATGGCTTCGGCCATTGCCAACGGGGATGGGACATACAACCTCGTCGTTGAGGACAAAAGCGGTAACGAGGTGTCCCCGTACTCCCGTTCAGGGAAAACAGTCACCCCGCAGGAAATGGAAGACACCATCGGGAAGGATTTGACCGCAAAGATTATCGCGGGGGCGGACGCCGCCAAGGGCAAACCCTGGCCGAAAACCTCCCCCATTAATCCGGCTTTCTTCACCCTGCGCGGCCTCGACCTCAAGGTTGGCGGCGATGGCATGAAGGGCTTCTACGACAATATCCTGCCCAAGGAGGTCGGCAAGTACGTTAAGAAACTCGATAAGGATACAAAGGTCGGGACGACTGAAGTTCCGGTAGTTGCCGTGGGGGATCAAGCACCCCAAGAGGCACGAACTCGGGGTCTGGATTCTGATTACAAGGACGTCTGGTCGGTGCCCATCACAGACAAGATGCGCTTGGCTGTCCTGCAGGGGCAACCCCTGTATTCCCGCCGCGGCCAGCGCAACACCAAGGGCATCAGCGTCAATGATGTCTCCCAGGTTGTGGACAGGCAACAGGCCATGTCCGACAACGCCCCGGAGATCAAAATCATCCAAGCCATGAACAACCTGCCTGTGCATGTGCGGGAGGAATATGAACGCCGTGGCGGTGGTTTCCCAGAGTCCGCCTATGATGAGCAGACAGGAATTGTCTACTTCATAGCCAACAACATTGAATCCATGGACCGGGCCTATGCGCTGTGGTTGCATGAAGCTGGGCTGCACAACGGGGTGCGGGGACTATTCCCGAGTGACACACATTACCGAAACATGATGGATCATGTGTACCGGAGCGCTCCGAGGAATAGCCTGCGCGAGATAGAAAAGCTGTATGGCTTCAACCCCGGGAAGGTTGAAGACCGCTGGCAGGCTGCCGAGGAACACCTGGCGCGCATCGCCGAGAAGGTGCGCATGCGCGAGGTGCTGGCCCCAAGGGAGCGGAACATCTGGCAGAGGTTCGTAATTGCGCTGCAGCGCTTCATGCGCCGCATCTTCAAGGGTGGTACGCTGGCGGACTCCGACATTGTAGATATCGTTCTGGACGCCGTGCGCTGGACGGTGACCGGGAAGCCGACTGGCGGGGCAAGAGTGGCCTATCAGAGAGCAACTGGGGAGGCCCAGGCTAGGCCCACGAGCACTAGCAGGTTCTCGCGCAGCAGCCGCAAACGCGGCCCCGGATCTTCCGCCGTACCCGAGACCGAATGGACCCAGGATAGCGCCGGGCAACAGGTCGCCGCGGACATGCGGGCATGGAAGAAGCAGGTGGATGAGGCGCTGGCCGGCACATTGCCTTCGCGGCAGATTCTACAGGTTGGAACGACTCCGGATGTGTTGCAAAAACTTGGAGCCAAAGGCCTGCCCATGGCCATGCGCCAGAGTGACTTGCGCAAGATTGTGCAGACCAAGCACGACATCCCGGCAGAGATCATAAAAGACCTCCCCTTGCACATGTGGCAGCCGTTGGCCGTGTTTGATTCATCCACGACATCCAACAGCTTCGCGGTGCTGACCGAGTTGGAGCACAACGGTGAGGGCCTTGTTGCGATGGTGCACCTCGACGTGGACGACATGGGCAACTTGATGATGAACAAAGTTGCCAGCGTACATGATCGCAGCGGAAAGGACGCCGGGTCGCCTGGTTGGCAGTGGGTGGTGAATCAGATCAGGGAGGGGAGGCTTAGATACTATGACAAAAAAAGAAGCTCTCGCTGGCTGAAGGACAGGTCCGGGCTGCAATTGCCCGGGGTTCTCCAGCCGGAGAGCTATCGTGGGAAGAGAATACTCACGGAAAAGGATATCGTCAAGCCCCAGGGTGCAACGCTGTTTTCGCGGTCGAGTGAGGCCCCGGAGATGAAGGGCGGTGTCCCGACCAGGGAACAGGACCCGAGCTTCTGGGCCACCGTGCGCGAGATGAAGCGCCAGGGCGCGCTCAAGCCCAAGGACATCCGCATGCTGGAGCGCATCTTCCGGCAGCCTTACTGGATTGCAAAGGAGCACGAGAAGTTTGCTCCGTTCATCAAGATCGAACAGGACCGCGAGGCGGCCCGCACCGATGCCCAGTTGAGGTCATGGGAAGAGGTGAATGATCATCTTAAGGCCCTGGACAAGGACGGCAAGAAAACCCTGAGCCAGGTGATCTGGCACATCGAGGGCAAGAAGCTCAAAGAGGTGGAGGCCGGAAAGTTCCTCAAGGACGGCGTGGACGAGAATGGGCACCAGAAGTACAGGACCAACCCCAAGCACTATGAGCAGCTTTTCCAGACCCTGACCAAGCACGGGATCCCCGAGGACGTGGCCACCGCCGTTGCCGCCGTGCGCCGGACCCTGGACCGGGATATGCTGGCCGCATACAACAGGCTGCGCCGGATGCGCGAAAGCCATGAGGATGCCGGATACATCGAGGAATACCGGACCATGATGGGCCAGGTGCACAACTACTTCCCGCATGTGCGCCGGGGAACCCACTACGTCCGCATCTTCGACAAGAAGACCGGAGAGACCTTGTATCGGGAGCACTTCAGCGCCCTGCCCACGATGAAGAAGTTTGTGGGCGCGACGGTCATGCGCAAGGCCCTGGCCGAGGTGCGCAAGAACAACCCCGATGCGGACCTGTCCTGGGACTGGGGCAAGAACGAAGGCCTGCCCGAGGACGTTTACGGCTACACTATCCCTGTGGATGCCATGGAGCAGATCATCAACGCGGCCATCGACCGCCAGGGCGGGGACAAGGAGAGCCGCGCCAAGGTCAAGAGCCTGATGCATGAGGCTGTGTCCGACGTGCTCAAGACCAGGGGTTGGAGCCGACACACGATCAAGCGCCAGGGCATCCCCGGGCACGAAATGAACGACATCGCCGGAGTGCTGTTCGACTACAAGTCGGGGCTCTATGGCTGGCTGACCAAGATGGATGCGGCCAAGGCCTTCACCGGAGAACTCTACAAGATCGACGCCAAGAAACAACCGCGGCTGTATGGCTATTCCGCCCGCTATGTGCAGGACATGCTCCAGAATGCGGACCGGGTGGACCAGATCGTGTCCATGGTCAAGGCCGGGGCGTTCGTCAAGTTCCTGGGCGGCAACCTGAAAACCGCGACCCTGAACCTGACCCAAAACCTTGTGGCCGGAGTGCCGAGACTGTACGCGGATACCAGCGCCAAGACCGCTGCGGGGTACTTTAAAGCTGCCGTGGATGACCTGGCCGCACAGGCCAAGGTGAAGACGCTCCAATCCGACGAGACCAAGCTCCTGGAAGACCTCTACTACTCCGGCGTGACCGCCGACCAGTACATGAGAGAGCTGCAGGGTGAGATGCGCGGCGTTGGCGGCGTGGCCGGTGCCGGGCTGCGCAAACTGAATCATGGCCTGGGCCTGCCTATGAGCATGGCCGAACGCTACAACCGCTGCTCTTTGGCCCTGGCCGCATACCGGGCCGCCCGGGACGGCAAGGTGACGGCGGCGGATACGCTGCAAAAGGCCGGGAAGAAGAAGGGCGAGGCCTGGGGCTACGATGAGGCCAAGAGCTTTGCCGAGGGCATCGTCTACGATTCCCACTTCATGTACGGCAAAGCCAACCGGCCCGAGTTGTTCCGTGGCGGGACAGGCAACAAGATCATGAGCGCGGCCTACACCTTCCGGACCTTCTCCCATGGGTTGCTTTCGTTGTGGCGGCACCTGCTGACCCAGAAGGGTTGGGCCGGGCGCAGGGCGTTTGCCATGTCCCTGGCTGCGAACACCGCCCTTGGGGGGCTGACCTCCTTACCCCTGTACGCGCTTGTCGTGGGCCTGATTCGCCAGCTCTTCGGCGAGGACCCTGCGGAAGAAGCCATGAAGCTGACGGACAACCAGACCATGCGCGACATCATTATGTATGGAATTACAGCGCCTGCGGGTGTGACCATCTCCGGATCCCTCGGCATGGAGTTGCCCATGTTCGACCGGGTTGCCGTGGACAAGCCCATTGATGAGCAGATCAAGGGGAAGGCCCTGGAACTGATCGGTGTGCCGTGGGCCCTGTTCGAGGATGTGGTTGATTTCGCCGGACACACTGCCGAGGGCAAGTTTGCCCGGGCCACCGAGGACCTGGCCCCGGCCTTCCTTGCGAACATCATGAAGGCGTATCGGCTGCACAGCGAGGGAGCCTATTCCGCCAGCGGCAGGCCGATCAATATCCCCGGAGAGAGCGGGCCGATGAAGCTGACCACGGGCGAGGCCATTGCCCAGGGCATCGGGTTTTATCCCCTGAACCGGGCCAAGAGCTACGACCTGTACAAGACGGTCGAGGAATTGAAGGTCTACCGGCTCAACAAGCAGGACGAGTTGGTGCGCGAGTACCTTGAGGCCGTGCGCGAGAAGGACGGTGAGGCGCGGGCCAAGGTATTGAGCGAGTGGCGAGAATGGAACAGGAAAATGAAGGATGACGGCAGACCCGAGTTCATGATCAAGCCGTTGCCGGAGTTGTCCAGGCGGCGCGAGAAGGCCAACCAACCGTCGAGGCAGATGAGGCCCCGGGCGGAGAAGCTCAAGAGCGCTTACGGGCTCAACTAGAGGGACATGACGACCATCCAGGAAAAGACCGTGAGGCCTATCCCAATAAGGATGCCTAACGGCTTCATAATGATGGCGGCACCGAAGAGATAGGTGAGGAGCGCGGGCATTACCCCGATCCATCCGCCGAACAGAACGAAGCACAGGATGATTGCCCCCACAATATATACTGGGGACATATACAAATCGTGCAACGAGAAACGGATTGGCCTTGGATCAAACATGCCTTCCCCATACACCAC